TCCATCTTCTCCGCCAAATAATGCTAAATGTGGTTCACAATTCAAAACGCTTTGCTGAACTAGGTATTGATTTTTTAATGGAATGTATGGTGGATTGGCAAAAATATAATTATACCCCGCAGAAGGCAGGGCAAAACTCTTAAATATGTCTGACTGAATCACCTTATATCTATTTGGGTTAATTTTATTCAACCTTAAATTCAATTTAATCTGTTTAATCAAATTTTTATCAATTTCACCAAATACTTTCGCCGATTGTGGATTTTTGGAAGGGCTAAGGAATGTAGAGACTTCATCGATGTCTGTGCCATAGGATTTGGGCAGTCCTTTTGCTCTGAATTTGAATGATCCCCCTGCGTCAATAAGCGTAAGTTTACCCTTGCTGTTCAAAAGCAGGTTGTCATATTCCATACCCACAACATCCCAGTTTTTGACAAGCACCGAAGAATGAAATATCTTTGCCAAGTCCTCCGGGTGTTGCGTCATTTCCTGAGCAGTTATCCGTTTCAGATCGGGATGCCATTTTGTTATAAAAGCAAGTTTTTTATTCCCGCTGAAAGTTTGTAACTCTGCAAGATAAGATTCGGGAACTTCTACACCAAGCGATTTATAAATCTTGTTGGCCGCGTATTCTGTTCTTGCCTGATTTGCATCTGCGTAGAACTTTACATAGAATTTCTCACCTTCGACGTTCTCGTATATGCCGCCAGGGTTGCTGCCCTTCTGTGTTCCTTGTATAGGTTTAAGGTCGGCAAATGGATTTGTTACCCCTGCCTTGAACTCCGCCATTTCCTTTTCAAAGGCCGCCCTGATGTCCTTGTTGTACTTCCTCAAGTCGGGTTTCCAGAACTTCTCGCCGGGGTTGTAGCTCCATCCGGGGTCGGTGAAGAGTTTTTTCCCTGTGACAGGGTCGACATACGCCGCTGTGGGCTTTGTGTAGCCTCCGACTGTGAGTCTTTCCTCCCATACCATGTTGTCCTTGCCTGATTCGACGGTTAACTTCCTTGCTTCAACGTCCTGCTCTGAGAGGCTGCGCACGCGGCACCTGCATTGAAAACCGTTCGGCGGATAATGCACCTTCCAGAATGGATCATCATATCTGAACACCTTACCGTTTAAAGCCGAATGCGCCGGTCTTGTCCTGGAATCCATAACCGCCACATATTGCCAATAAGGACGGTCCTTGACGTTCTCCATCATCTCGCGGTATCTGCCCGCCATGAATGCGGTCTGTATGTTCGTTCTATACATATTCTCCAGACGATAGGGCATTTTTTCGGGGGAATTGGACAACCAGCCCTTCGCCTGGAGACGTGGGATTAAACTATCCTTAAATTCCTGCAACGGCATTCCTTCGGCCATCGCCTTGTCTATCATGCCCTTGATATCCTGCAATATGTCCATCCTTGCGACGCCTGCAACTGTAAAGGCTTTTGTTTGGGAGTCCTGCCATAGGGATTGCCAGTCATATGTAGTTTTGTATCCCTTAGATGAAAAATACTCAATTGCCTTTTCAGGGGGAAGACCGATGGCATAAGAGAGATCAACGGCCTGCTTACCGGGCATTGGCGCCGCCCCAGAGGTCATTCACATAGATGGCTTTCTGCATCAATTGTTCAACTGTCCGCATATCAATGGACGGATAAGCGGTTATAATCGCAGCCACGATGTCATCATAGGTGTCGCCCTTGTTTATCATGGTGATTATATGGGATGTAACAGGGTCTAACTGTCCGGGTTGTGGTAGTTCGATTGCATCGACTGCCACCTGATCCGGGAAGAGGCGATTAAGAGCATTAGCCATGCCATCGGTGTTGAACATTATGGAATTAGCCTGTTGTCTGTTATCCCCGCTACCAATCAGAGGCTTGCTTATTGTCTCTTCCCCTTTTTCCGGCTCAGGGATGCCAAAACGCTCCTGTATATGCTTTACACCTATCCGCGTATAACCCACATCTTTTACGAGTACCCCGTAGACCTTTGCTGTCTTCTCCAGGTCTTCACTGCCCTCGAAGTGGAACTTAAATATGGGGACGCCTTTCCCCTCGCCATAATTAAACGCTACCCAGGGAGCAAAAAGCCCGAGTTTGATTGTGTTCTGAAGAGCCTTTGCATCCGATTCGAGAAGATCCTGCCGGATATTTTTTGCCTGGTCTTCATTGCCAAGCTTGCCCGGTGTCCCCTCGGCTGATCCGGTATGCCCCAAAATTGCCTTGCTCATTGCCCTATCACAGAAGTCTGCAAAGTCCCTGTGTGTTGTATTACTTCCTGACGCTTTGGCTTCGACGAGTTCGATCAGCGTGGAATCCGAAATCACCGCCGCCGCGTCAACGCCGAGATTAAAGACCGCCTGTTTCAGTGTTTCAATATCGGCAGGGTTTGCTGCGGACGAATATTTGCCGATGCGCATAGGCACGGAAAACAACTCATTAAATATCAACCAGTCTTTGATATCATAATTCTTAAATAGGTACATATATGCACACGGCCTCAGCAACCCCCCGCGAGGGACAGCCCCGGAGCGGGCCTTGTGACGATGCACAACAAATTTATTCGGGGGTAATTCTTCTCCCCAGATAGGATTTGCATCGGTGATAAGTTGCGGTGTTTTGAGTATCACATCGGGGGAATTAAAAGTAAATCGCTTCTGATGCACCCACTCTATGTTTTTAACCCAGACCTGGCCTTCTGAAATATCCCACATTATTTCGCCTACAGAAAAACCTTTACCCACTGCATCCAGCAGATTAAACAGGGCGTCTTCAAAGTCTTCTATATACTCGATCATCTCCTTTGCTGCTTCGGCGATCTTCTTATCCTCCGGCGTGGTTGACGCAGGAAGTATTTCCCATTCCAGGCCGGTTACCGCAATCTTTCTCGTTTGCAAAATGCCGGTCAGGTGAAGGTCTTTTTCTTCCATCTCTTCAAAAAGTTCCGCCTGGCGCATCACATCGCCCTGGTCAGCTTCTTTGAATATAGTCGCCAGTCGCTCTGGCGTAAGACCCTGTGACGGATACGAACCGTAACGATCCCGCACTGTCTGTATTGCAATTTCGTTGAGAATCGGCTTGTTTGCCTTTATTCCCCTGCTTTGCGAGGACAAGTCCCTGCCGTATTGATCAACTATCATTACCACCCACCTCTCATACCGGCTAAACCCGACCTGTGCGTATCGCCCCGGTCATCATTGCTGAATCTATCGTAATTGTCATCCACCCGGCCAAACATAGGGCGCCTGGATACGGTTTCATACGTTACAACGCCTGTCGGGTTTGTTGCTGCATGTGTTCCAAGCGCCGCTGCCCAGAAATGATCTGCATGTCCTGCGTCGGTTCGCTCTGCATCAAAACGGGTATTCCCTGCGGCGGTTGTAATTTTCTTAGTTTCAATCCACGCCCCTGCGCGAGGGGCGACTCGATTGCGCACGCAAACTTTGGCAGTGGTTGGACGTTTCAATCCACGCCCCTGCGCGAGGGGCGACGTGGCATTGTAAATGCTTTTTGCCGTGCCTGTAAGTTTCAATCCACGCCCCTGCGCGAGGGGCGACGACAGCCCGCTTCTCCTATCT